GGAGGATTAGCCGATAATCCAAAATTTGGAAAAATGGCAAATCAAATGATTAAATCAGTTGATGACTTCGTAGTAAAAACATTAGCAAATCCCCGTTCTCAAGAAGCTATACAGGGTTTACAAAAACTAGCATCCACCAAACCAAGTCAAGTGGCTAAGACTAAGGGTGGAATGGTGTCTAAAGCAAAATCAGCAGCCACGAAATTACAACAGAAACAATCCGCTAGACGTAATATAGAGCGCACCGCCCAAGCAATTCAAGGGACGGAACAACCGGCAGAATAAAACAATGTTTTCAGATAAAAATTTTGAAAATCTAATCGAACAAGTTCTCACTGAACGAGAATGGAATAAAGATTCTGAAACACCGCGTGATTATTCTAAGGAATATAACGCTCCTGGTTCCGATGAGCAAGAAGACAGAAATAAACGAAAAAGAGACAAACGCAAACATGATCGCGAAAACGGGGAATGTCCACCAAACCAAGAACTTCATCATGTAAATGGAATTGAAAATGATGAAGTCCAGTGCGAACCTGTATCTAAAAATCGTGGAAGAAAAGAAAAGTCAAGATTAAAAAAAGGCACAATTGTAATTAAAATTACTAAAAAGGATTAAATCAATGAAATTAACAACAAGTACGCTCCAGCAAATGATTCAAGAAGAGATCGTAAATACTAGGCTTGAATTTGAAAAAAAACTTAGAAATGAAAAAATCAAATTACCCTTTCAACTTAATGAAGGCAAAAAATCACAGCTATTGAAAAAAGCTGCTGGTGGCATGACAAAGGCAGTTAAAGCAGTGAGCAGTGAATTAGTTAAAGATTTAGATGAACCAAAAGTTAAAAAGATCATGTCGGAGTTAGAGAAGAGTTTGAACCTAGGCAAAGATGCCACCGACGAAGACCGCGTAAAGGCTTATGCGGATCTGTTTCAAAAACTTAAAGGAGATCAGGAAAAATTAAAGAAACTTGACTCAAAACAGATCATCAAAGGTGGTAAGAATCTTGTGGGGGTTTTATCCTCTGGTGGCTTGCTTCTTTCTATTGGGAACATTCTTTTTGGCGGCGGGATGCTTGCCAGCTTCGGCGTCGGAAGCATCTCTATAATTTTAGGTGGAGCACTTTATTTTTTGTTATCAAAGTTGGAAAAATTATCAAAATTTATCGACGCTGGTGTTGGATTCGCTGGATGGGCAACAAAGTTTTTACCTTCTGGAATAAAAGGAGGATTTGCCTTTTTAAAATTTTTAGTAAATAAAGTTATGGGTTTATACGCCAAGGTCAATTCTATAGAGAATAAAAAAAGCCTGCCTTCGGGTGATGATGATATCCCGTATGCTGATCCAAAGGATGTCAGTTTGGTATCCGGCGATTGGCCTTCAGAATATCTAAAAGAAGGATATCATCCGTCCATGCAGAATCAGATAACCAATAAAGCACTTCGAGATCTTCTTAACGAATATTGGGAAGTTATGCATGAGCTAGAAAAAAGAGAATTATGGCAATTTTAAAAAAAGTTTGGGCTTTCTTAAAAACACACTGGTACATTCCTTTAATATTATTGATTGGAATTATTTTAAAGAGCAAGAGCGATTCATTATTAAAAATTATTGATGCTCAAAAAGAGTCCTATAATAAACAAAAATCTGCAATTGAAGCAGCAGAAACAGAAAAAAAAGTATCCAAAGCACAAATTGAAGAAGAATATGAGGACGCGCTTACAGCAATTGAAACTATTCATAACCTTCAAGACAAAAAATTAGACAACAAAAGAAAGAAAGAAATTAAAAAAATCGTTAAAAAACATTATAATAACAAAGAAGCATTGTCCTCCGAGATTAGTGATTTGTTTGGCGTAAAATATGTTCCCAAAAAAAATAGCAATTCTAATTAGCCTTCTCCTCTTATCCTCTGCCGCCTCTGCTCAAACAACCACAAGCACAACTGGGCAATTTACTTTTCTGAAGAAGGGACAATCAGCGCCCTTTGAGGGTACATTATTTGACCCCGTAGCAACTGCAAAAATCATTGCTGACAAGAAGTTTGCCAAGGAAAGTTGTGATTTAAAAATAGATTATGAAACAAGTGTACTAAAGGCTAAGTGTATCCGGGACGACAAACTCTTAAAGTCGGAGCTAGAAATCGAAAAGAAGAAATTTGATCTAATCACCCAAGCGCAAAAAGACGAGATCGAGACATTGCGTAACTTGGCAAAAGGATCAGATTCTACGATGTGGGCAGCTATCGGTTTTTTGTTGGGAGCAGGATCATCAATTGCAATTTTTTATGCGGCAACTGAAATATCAAGATGAAAGACGATAATTATTTAATTAAAGTTGAGCAAGCTATACAAGAAAAATACGGCGACTCAGTAATCCAAAATCCCAAGTCCAATTGGAATGAGGAAAAGGAAAAACAATATTTAGAACAAATCAAAAAGCTTGCAAACAAAGTGCGACCTAAAGAGAAGGTGGAAGTTGAAGGCGTTTTAATGCCCAAGAAACTATTTAGAAAAGAATCAAATCGCACTTGTCCAGAATGTAAAAAGTATTCTTTTAATATGAAAGACGATTTATATATGGTCAAGTTTAAATGCTGTTTTGTTTGTTACGTGCAGCACGTAGAAGGGAGAGAAGAAAAGTGGCTGAAAAAAATAACATCTTAGATATTGTGAATGGAATTTCACAAGCTGCGGCGAACGCATACGATGGTGCAACTGATGAAAACGGAGATCGATTGAAGACGGGTCTTAAAAGAGAAGAGGGTGATCTTGTTTTAGACAAAAGGATCATTGATGGTTTTAACGTTAGTATTACTGGGAATATATTAATTTTAAAATACCACTCAGAGATTTTACTCAAGGACGTTTATAAAGGAGATTTTGAGGGAGAAATTGCTCAAAGACTTCAGGACGTTGTATCTTATTTGAAAAAAGAGTACAAAAAGATTACTGGCAATTCTCTCACTCTCACAAAAGAGGGTAAAGAGCCGGATATTATGGTCCAAAGTGTGAGTAGAGTTCGATCATGGGTGCAAGCAACCTGTACATATAAAATTGGTGGAATGCCAGAAGAACCAGAGTTGGGAACAACCGCTGAAGAACGTCTTGATACTGCTTTTAAAAATTGGTTAGGAATGGGAAAAGATAAATTCCCAAACACAAAAAAGCCTCAGAATGTAAAAGGCAAACGCGACGAAGAACCAAGAACATGAAGCTAACAAAAGAAAATTTACAACAAATTATTAAAGAAGAACTGTCAGAAGAACTGTCAGGTAAACTTTATGAAATTCGGAATCATGTGGGAAAAATTTATGGTGAACTAAGTGTTGCTGGTGATACTGGTGAACCAGTAGATGCAGCCAAGGTGCAATGGGTTGTGGCACACTTACGTCAAATCATGGATGCATTGGGATCATTGCGTTGAAATTAAATAATGGAACTTACAGAACAACATATCAGATATATCATCAAAGGTGAAGTTAATATATTTTTAACAGAGCAGCTTTCGATTGCAGGCGCAAAAGGTCAAGTTAAAAGTTTAAACCAAAAGGTCAAAAGAGATCCACATCTAAAGTCATCTATTGAAGATGCTGTTAAAAGTATTGTAAACCACAGCGGCATCAAGAAGGATCTAGAAAAGATTATGGATAATCCTGTTGCATCTGCCACTTTTATCACTGCTTTAATGTCTCACCTCGGACTAGATGCGAACTCATATGTAAATATTCTGTCTTCTTTATCCGAAGTAAAAAGGGAAAGTGTTAATATTATTTTAAAAAACTGCTTTAAAGTCCTTAAGTAATATAAAGGGCGTCAAAGCATCAAGTAACTATTTATTATGTATGTCACAATATCTTTCTAAAAAAGATCTTGTCAAGGAAATAGTTAAGTGCGGCAACGAGCCAAAATAGCAAGGTAGTTTTAAACTATAGTTTGGGATGGTGAAAAATTAAATGAAACTTACAAAAAGATTTCTTAAAAAACTAATTCTTGAGGAGCTAGCAGGTGTTCAGTCAGAGCGTTTTAACGTTGATGACGAATCTGGCGAAGTTACTGGTGGAATCCCTGGTAGTGATCTTCATGCTCCCGATCCAAAACGTTTGCCACAAGCATTACGAATTTTGCATAAAGAGCTTGGTGATAAATTAATGAACAAAAGCCTTGGCATGGATGCCGAGGTAGGGCAAGACATCCTTGAATTATTGCAAGATTTTGTAAGAAATCATACACCCGGCAAAAGTGCTGGTCAAATAGGGAACGGTGAATAATATGAAACTCTTGATGGAAAATTGGCGTCATTATCTAGAAGAAGAAAAACAGACACAACTGTTGGAACAATATTTTAATGATGACAATCTTCTGACTGAAGAACAGGAACTTGAGTTGTTAAGCGAGGTCGAGTGGATGGACATGGCCACAGATACGGTATTAGCTATCAAAGATTTATATTTAGTTCTCAAAGACCTTATCGCTGGCAGCGCAGACTTGGCACAGACTGCTTTAGAAATACCTTCGGAAATTGCTTCAACCGCCGCGTCAGGCGCAGAAATATCTACTAATGTTTTTAAATCTGTTGAATCCATCGTGGGATTGTTGGCAATGCTCGTACTCCCCGGTTCAGGTGGCCTTATCGCGCTCGTTGTCTACAAGGTCTTAAAGCTGGTCTTCGAGTATATTCTCAAGAGAAAAGTTTTGTCTTTAGAAGAAATGAGAGAAAAGTTTAAAAATCCTGAAGCAGTTGAACAATTTAAAGGAGAATTAACAGACGCTCTTGAAAAAGAACCTGGATTGATGGCTAAAATTTTATCACCCATTAAAAAAATAATGAGCAAAGTCAAGAAGATGATGTCATTTTCCTCCAGAAAAAAAGATTCCGATGAAGACGTAAACATAGGAGTTGAGGACGATGCTCCTGAAAGCGTTTAATGGAACAACTATTCGAAAACTGGCGACGTTATTTAACGGAAGATCAACTTATAACCGAACAACGTGTTATTGAATATGCCCAAAACAGTGACATTGAACACCTTTGGGAAAACAACAATTTTGAAAAATTGGACGAAGGTGTTAAAGACTGGATGCGCTTTGGTGCTCAAACATTACTTGATGTAATTGGTATCGCAGATCCTACTGGTATTTCCGATTTAATGAACGCTATGTGGTATGCCTATAGAAAATGTTGGATTATGGCTGCGCTTTCCATTGTGTCCGTTTTACCCTATGCTGGGGATGCATTGGGAAAAGGCACTAAACTTTTGATGTATTTGGGCAAAGGCGCAAAATATTTATTAAGAGTGAAAAAGATGATTAACAAAAATAAAAGAAGTATCAAAAAAACATTTGATAAAATAAAAGAAAACGATACGCTCCCATCAATGTTAACTGATAATTCTGACGAAATGTTTAATTCTTTGGATGTTTTCGCCACTAGTGAGTCTACAGATCATCCTGACTGCTAATTATTATGTATGTCACAATACCTTTCCAAAAAAGATCTTGTCAAAGAAATAGTTAAATGCGGTAAAGATCCTGTCTATTTTATTGACAATTACTGCAAAATTGCACACCCTCAACGTGGGCAGATACCATTCAAGACTTGGGGTTTTCAACAAGAATTATTGCACAAATTTAACGATTATCGCAACAATGTGATACTAAAATCAAGGCAGATGGGTATCTCAACCATTTCTGCTGCATATGTGTCGTGGATGATGCTATTTCATCGTGATAAGAATATCTTAGTAATTGCGACAAAGTTCAGCACAGCGGCAAATCTTGTTAAAAAAGTAAAAGCGATGATTAAAATGCTGCCTCCATGGTTCGACCAGTTGGCACAAATTGCGATTGATAACCGTTCATCGTTTGTATTAAACAATGGATCAGAAATTAAAGCATCATCAACGTCAGCAGACGCTGGTCGTTCAGAAGCTTTGTCATTATTGGTGATTGATGAAGCTGCACATATTGAGGGTTTTGATGATTTGTGGACAGCACTTCAACCTACAATGGCGGCGGGCGGACGATGTATTGCGCTTTCATCTCCTAATGGTGTGGGCAATTGGTTCCACAAAACATATGTCTCCGCCCAAAGTGGTGAGAATGATTTTCATCCAACAATACTTCACTGGACCCTTCATCCTGAAAGGGATAACGATTGGTTTGAAGAAACAACCAGGAATTTATCTCGTCGTCGAGTTGCACAAGAGTACGAGTGTAATTTTAATGCATCTGGTGAAACAGTCATACACCCAGATAATTTAAACAAAATAGAACAGTTGTGTTGCGACCCGAAACATCAAACAGGTTTTGATAGAAATTTTTGGATTTGGAAAGAATACGACCCAGAAAGCAAATATTTATTGGTGGGCGATGTTGCTCGCGGGGATGGAAATGATTATTCAGTGTTCCACGTTTTCGATACCAAAACTATGGAACAAGTCGCAGAATATCGCGGCAAGCCAACAACAGACCTGTTTGCGCGAATATTATTCGACGCCGGGAAAGAATACGGAGACGCGATGGTCATTGTTGAAAATAACAACATTGGTTATTCAGTTTTGGAAAAGCTCATTGATGCCGGTTATCCAAATTTATATTACTCTACTAAAGGAACTCATGAATATGTGGAACAATATAGAGCTGATGGTGCAACAAACGTAATCGCTGGGTTTACAACGTCTCAAAAAACCAGACCACTCATTGTCGCTAAACTAGAGGAATTCGTAAGAAATGAACTAATTACTCTAAATTCTATAAGAGTGTTTCAAGAATTAAAAACATTTGTTTGGAGAAACGGAAGGCCCGAAGCCCAGAGAGGCTATAATGATGACTTAGTTATGTCATTGGCTATCTGTTGTTGGGTGAGAGATACGGTATTAGAAGAGAATACAAAAGACTTAGCGTACAAGAGAGCATTTTTAAATTCAATGATAAGTTCCAATACAAAATTAAATACGACAATTCCTGGAATGCAGGGCTACAAAAAGCTTGAATCTTTTGATAAAATGAATAGTGCAAAGAAAATTTATAAAGATTTTGGCTGGCTCATAAAAGGATAAATAAATGGCATACCCCAATAACAAAAACAATACTGGTAACAACCCGAGGAACTCTGAATCGTTTTTATATAAAGCGTTAACTAGATTGTTGTCCGGACCACTGACACAACACCAGAGACAGAATCCTCGACAATTAAAACGATGGCAGTTAGACAAGTATAAATTTCAGTCCGCAGCTGGATTGCCGTTTAAGAAAACATCTTATAATCCATTTGACAATATTTATGCCAACGCGACATCAAATGCAGCGAGAGCAGAGCGATATCTGGATTTTGACCAGATGGAATATATGCCAGAGATTGCGTCGGGTTTAGATATTTATGCCGATGAAATGTCAGTTTCATCGCCGGTACAACCTTTATTAACGATTAACTGCCCCAACGAAGAAATCCGAGCAATTCTTCACACTTTATTCTATAGCATTCTTAATATTGAATTTAATATTTTTGGTTGGTGTCGTAGTATGTGCAAATATGGAGATTATTTTCTTTATTTGGACATTGATGAGAGCATTGGTATTAAATCGGTGGTAGGTTTACCAGCTTCAGAGATCGAGAGGCTTGAAGGAGAAGATAAGACTAACCCGAATTATGTTCAATTCCAGTGGAATAGTGGTGGCTTAACGTTTGAAAACTGGCAGATTGCTCATTTCAGAATTCTTGGCAACGACAAATACGCCCCTTATGGCACATCAGCCCTTGAGCCTTGTCGCCGGATTTGGAGACAACTTCAATTATTGGAAGATGCTATGATGGCTTACCGCGTGGTTCGTTCACCAGAAAGAAGAATTTTTTATATTGATGTTGGTGGTATTGCTGAAAAAGAAGTCGAACAACATATGCAGAGAATTGTTACTCAAATGAAACGCAATCAGGTTATTGATCAAGAAACCGGGCGAGTTGATTTAAGATACAACCCAATGAGTGTGGATGAAGACTATTTCATCCCTGTTCGCGGTGGAACCTCCAACACCAGAGTTGAGTCACTACCAGGCGGAACTTACACAGGTGATGTAGATGATGTGAAATATCTTCGCGATAAACTGTTTTCGGCTTTAAAGATCCCAGCATCTTATCTAACCCAAGGAGAAGAAGGCTCAGAAGACAAAACAACTCTTGCTCAACGAGACATTCGTTTTGCACGAACTATCAAAAGATTGCAACGCAGCGTTATTTCAGAACTTGAAAAAATTGCGGTTGTCCATCTTTATACACTCGGTTATAAAAATAAAGATCTTATCTCATTTAAGCTTGGTTTGAATAATCCATCTAAGCTGGCTGAACTTCAAGAGTTGGAACATTGGAGGACAAAATTTGAAATTGCCTCTACTGCAACAGAAGGATATTTCAGTCGTCGCTGGGTTAATAAAAATGTTTTTGATCTTTCTGACGAAGAAGCAATTAGAAATCAAAGAGAAATGTTTTTTGATAGGAAATTCGATGCTACCCTTGAACAAGCGATGATGCCAGAAGGTGGTGATATGGCTGCTGGTGGTGATATGGCTGCTGGTGGAGGCGATATGGCTGGTGGTGATATGGCTGGTGGTGATATGGGAATGGGAGAAGAACCTATGCCCGAAGAAGGTGAAGAAACCCTCTTGGCAGCACCCGATATGGGAGCCGGTGGTGATATGGGAATGGAAGCCCCTGGCAAGAGAAATGATCTGAAATGGATGCGTCCTGATCAGCCGCCCTATACAACACCACGCTCAAAAGGTAAAAAATACACACCAGTTAAACATGACAAACGCGACATGGGCGCACGTAAGCGCAGTTATCAGGGGCATTATTCCCAAGAAACCGGAAAAAATACCAAAAGAAATGTTTTTAAAGGACAATCGGAGCTTAACCAGCTTGCAAGAGGAATTTATGAGAATTTAGAAACTAATTATGATAAGAAACACAAAAAAGAAGATCTTGAGATTCTTAAAAATGATGTTGAGATTCAACAAATTATAGAAAATCTTGAGAAAAAAGGCAATAAGGATAAACAAGATGGCGAAATTTAAACACAACAAAAAGAGAAATAGTGCATTTCTTTATGAGGTTCTAATTCAAGAGTTGACGAAATCTGTATTGTCAAAAGATTCTGAAAAGCAAAACAAAATTGTTTCTTTAGTTAAGGAATCATTTTCCCGTAATACTGCGATGTATCACGAACTTAAGCTATATCGTGCGATCACTCATACTAAAGATGTTAGTACCTCCACTGCCGAGAAAATTTTAAACGAAGCTAAATTACGACACTCGCAGCTAGACAAAAAGAATTTAATATCTGAGCAAAATAAGGTGGCGAGAAAAATTCGTAAATTTCTATCTAATGAAGCCTTTTCAAATTTTGTTCCAAACTATAAAGATCTTGCATCAGTTGCTCAAATCTTTAATAATAAATCTTCAGTCAAGTCAAAGGTTCTACTAGAAAATGAATTAGTAGAGAAAATGTCTTCTGGTAAAACGGAAAAGCCGATGGTTCCTATGGATAATATTGTTTTTAAATCATTTGTAAAACGATTTAATGAAGAATATGGTGACAAGCTCTTACAAGAACAAAAGTCTTTGTTAAATAAATTCATCGCATCCTTTGACAACAACGGAGTAGAACTAAAGGTTTACTTAAACGAAGAAATCGGAAGGCTAAAGAAAGAACTAAAAGAATCTTTTACAAAAGAAGAATTTCAATCAGACGCTCAAATGCTGGAAGGTGCAAATAAAGTTCTGGCCACTTTGGATTCTTATCAAACAATTAAACCAAACAAAGAAATGGTTGAGGAAGTTATTAAAATTCAAGGATTAGTCAGGGAAATAAATTCGGATGTCAATTAAAATTAAAATAGATCCAGATGCCACGCCTGAAGAAGCCATAACAGAAACACAGCCAGTCCCAGATGCTGTCATTTCTCTGGAAGCGCGGAAGACACTAGACGGTAAAATTATGATTTTAGATCATATGCACTTGGATATTATTTTAGACACCGCCCAGAGCAAGATCACAACCTTTCCTAAAGAAGAACTAACTGATGAGGTCTACGGATTTCAAAGCAAATATTTTAAATTTTTGACTCAAGCAGGTGTGATTCTGCCAGAGAGTATCCAAGCGGGAAACGTCTTTGGAAGTTTGGAAGCAATATATCCTGAAGCAGTTGATGAGGGTGTGAGTTCGACACAGGTTGTATTAGTCTCAACGAAAAGGTTTTTGGACAAACAAACCCCGGCATTTGAAGCTCAAGAGTTTATAGAGAACGAGGTTGACGATCATTTAGTTGATCCGAATCCGGGCGATTCGACAGAGTTGGGAGAGGTGCCTGAAGAACCGAAGAAGGGTTCCATCACTCCATCACGGATCCGCCGCTA